ACATCCATCATAGCAGCGCCTACAGCCTCTGGGTACTGCTCACAAAGACACCGCAAACAGTTACTTTTTGCATCAAAATTTGTTAAGTCAATCTGAACTGCAACACTCATCAGGACCACTAGCTTGATATGTGAAAATAAACCGCGTTAACATTGATCATCAATCGAGTTATATCAGGTGCATTACCATGCAGCGGTTCCCCCGAAATCTCATAGTTCGGGTCTTGCAAGTGAATTATCCGGTAAACCTCAGCCTGTAAAGAATCTAACGTTGCCTCTGCAGCTGCTAAATCCGCTGAGCTTTGACTAGCGTTAACCACAATTATGTCAACAATCAGCTTCTCAGTAACCAGATAACATTTCTGGCTAAGGTGATCTATCTGCTTAGAAGGACTCGCATTATAGACAGCAACTTGCAAGGATCCTTTGCCCTGGGTTGCTCCTAAAGCATCCATGCGCGTAGTAGGCCATAAAAGATTAGCCACTGCCAACGGTGCCGCAAGACTCCATTTAGCCTGAAGCAACCCAGAAACAGTAGAAGCATAATTAGTCGACATAAACTCTTAACTCCTTACTCAAAAAAATAGGGCGGCCGAGGAGGAACCGTGCAGCCAAGAACAGCTTTAGTACCCAATGCTACAGTTGAAAGATTCGTAATATTCTGAGTGAAACTATCCCGATAGCTCTCGATCGTACTTTGATATTCGAACTTCCCAACAGTAGCTTTAGTTACAAATAAGTCTCCAAGCTTGTAGTCAGCTGCGCCCAAAAGCATGCCGCCGCTAGCCGTTACTAAAATGCCTATGCAAGCCATATCTAAAGCCGCAAGCTCCGCACTAGGCTCACGAGGATCGGTCGAACCGGGACCCGTCAAAGAAGGTACCAGACTCGCAATGTACTTATTTGCATGATCAACCTGAGTCTGCAACGATCCTGTCGAAATAGGCAAACCATACACTGTATAGTTACCGTTGCTATCAGGCCCAGAAGCATTCAAGTGACTAACCGCTTCACTCAAAGAAGTAAACGCAGGATAAGACAAGTTAATTTATGCCCCTATTTGTGACGCCAAATTGATTTTCACTGATATTTCTAACACTCCTGGTTAAATTATCAACATGAAAAATTGATTATCCGGCTTTACGGTCTCAAACTTAAAAGATTGAGGCAGACAAAAGAATCTAATTTTACTGGTTTGCTTAACTTGTTGCGAGGCCTGTAATTGCAGCCATGCATTGGCCGTTAAGAACAATCGGTGCGTATCTCGTTGTCAGAAGCGGTTTCACAACTTCTTTGCTCTTGAGCAGTTCAACATCAGTTGTGAGCGGGCGCTTAACTAGGAACATCCCCATTGGGGCGTAAGCCGCACTCAAATTCTTGCCCGTGGATAAGCATATGATTGTTCCGGCGGGAACAACATTGCTCCAGCAAAGCTCCCATTCGCCCAGCATCTGCATCGGCTTCTGAGTAATCGGCGATATCTCCTCACGATACAGGCTGTAGTTCGGCAGGTTTTTGATGTCGCGTTTCTGAATCGGGTTGCAAACGATTGTATCCATTAAGAAGTCGCCGGCGTTGATCAGTGCTTCGGCAGCGTTGAAATCCTCCATGCCTGCAGTGCTTGCTTTAGTAAACTCTGTGCCCGTTACCGTAATGGTTTTGCCTGTGCATCCGAAACTATTTCCAGATGGGACCGCAGCGAGCATGACCGTCCAGCAGTCAAGTTCAATCTGATACGCTAATCGTCTAGCAAGTCTTTTCAGTTGCTGATTAATCACTGGTAACTCTACGTCTTCCACGACTTCTTTAGGAATTTCAACAGCTTCACCGCGTTTGTAAGGGCTAAGACTCGCATACTTCATTGGTGTAAAGTCAACTGGCAATGCAGTGCCTGGAGCAACCTCGCTTATCCCGACACTGTGAGAACCGTTCTCAATCGCATACGTCTTAGTGCGTCCACTCTTCAAAACGTCATCAGTGAATAGTCGCTTCAAAATCAAGTTAGGCATAGTCATCTCTATAATGACCTGGTGTAGTTCGGGATACTGAATCGCAGCGCTATCAACAAAAGTTAAAGCATCTTCATTAAAACTCATTTTTGTTTTTCTCTCCTATTTGTTCTGTTTTCTTTTTTTTGGGTTGCTTCGGTTTATCCGAAGATTATTTGCACCTGAGCATTATTTGCTCCGCCAACAACCACAATTCCACGTCGATAAGCTCCGGCGTTAATTATTGCTGCAAGACCTGACGCTGTGATTACTCCGGTAGTTGTGTTTGCTGTTATAGTTGCGCCGACTGCTGCATCGGTAGTGGGTGACCATGCTGTGATGCCGCCGTTTCCTGAAGTGACAACTTGGCCTGCTGTCAATGCGCCGCCTGAAGTATTCTTGCATCGAATCCTATGACCGAAAACGTAAACGTTAAGCAAGATGTTGCCGAAAGTATCTTTTGGAATGACTGATTGAACAAAGCCTACGAAAGCAGCATTTGCGCCTGCACATAAGCTAACAGCGTTATTTGAGGAAATGTAAACTGGATCACCTACGGCTGGAGCGGTGTAACCTGTATCTGCAACGAAGGTCTGCTCAAGGTCTGGAATAACTTTAGGTCCCGAACCATCAAAAGACATAGTTACTCAGCCTCCTCATCAGAATGTGTTATATCTGCGGTCAAGCTGCCCATGCGTTTAGCAGCTGCAGCCAATTCGAGCCCTGCTTTGCCAATGCTGCCTTTTTTAGCGAAAATGTTGTTTAAGCGTTGAGCGTCATCCATTGGAAGGCCTGCAGTGAACTGTCCGGTTGTGCCTTTACCTGTTGGTTTAGGCTTAGGTATGGCTGCTTCAACTGCGACTTTAACGTCTTTTTCGAGTTTTGCTTCAAGTTTCTTAGTTGAATCCGCGATTGCTGCTTTGCAAGCATCCATAATTTGCGTTGTGTTCTTAGTGAGTTGTTCTTCAAATTGCTGATAGGTTAATTCTGTGCCTGCTTTGACTGGAGTTGTTGGTGCACCTGGTGCTGTTTTTTCTTCTGTACTCATTTGATTTTTGTCTCCTATTTTTGATTGGTTACGTCCGTGATAGTCGGACTGTACCTGTGACTTTAGCGACTTTATCCCGCAAGGACACTTGGACTTGTCTGCGCATTCGCAGACAGAAGCGATCAGTGCCTTGCGTTGGGATTCGTCCATAGCCGCTGCAAACCCTTTCAAATGAAAAAGATTATTTTCATAGGCGCCCTCAGCAACGATGCTCAGCTCGACACATCGAGGTTTATGCACGATCTCCCAAGCACCCGCGCACAGGTGAACCATCGCCATGTTAGCATCCCGCGTCTTGCTCTGGCACAAACTACAAACAATATTATCCGAGACAACTTTGGGGCTAACCATGCGCAGATACTTCTTTTCAATCTGGGTCAAAAGCACCGGGTCGCCAGATACTTCTGCCTCAAAAAAGACAACATCGCCCACACGCTTACTCTTAGTGACTAAGCCCTTGACGTTCTCAACTGAGTCTCCATGATTAATTCGAACTTGAGCTTCTTGAAGAGTGGAAGCAAAATAGTCTAGGTCCTCATCGGGAACCTGCCAACGATTCTTATTAACTGACGAATCAATTGCCTGGCCTTCAATGATGCCTGTTTTCCTTAGTTCATCAAGACTAGCCTTAACATCAACATCATAGAGCAATTCCAAGTTTGATTCGCCACACTATTTTTCTTTAACTTTTCTGATAATCCGACTGCTTAACACAGTAGCATGCGCAATTTGGGTGAACGTTACATGAGAAAGTGTCGTCTGCGACAAATACCCCGTACGGGAAAATATCCAGTAAATCGTCAGGGTCTTCAAGCTCATATGTGTCGCCGCTGTAATTGTCGCATTTTTTGCAGGTGTTGGGATTGCCTGAGTTCACGAATAGCCAGGTAGAAAATTTTATGTTTGGATCAACAACAGCGGCTTGAAAACTTTTTACTGCCATAACGGCGTTAACGGCATCAAGACAGAGCTCGCACAAGATACGAAGCTCCATTACTAGCCTTAACCAACTTCAAGGGCAACTTGCCATGAACCTTTTGCGGTTCATCTGAACTTTCAAACTGACGTTCCTCTGACTGTCCAGACGCTTCGGGCTGCGTTGGCTGTTGAGGCTTCAAATTGCCCTTAATTGCCTCTGGCATGCCAAGTTCAGCACGTGCTTCTATGTCGCCCATTAACATATTATTGTAGAGGTCGATAACACGCGACATTTTGATATCCGTTGGCGGCTCCCAAATTGGCTTCCACTTAATCTTAGGAATCTTATCTGGAACAATCAAGCTATCAGGGAAATCACCGCGCAAAATCAATGGGAATAGCTGCGTCTCATAAACTCCGCTTCTGTGCTTTTGACGCATACGTAGACGCGTAACGAATTCTTGCATAACAATATCTGCAGTCGCACGGTTTGCGCCCTCACTTTCTCCGAGAAAAATCTTGGGAACTCCAAGCTGAGAATCCCGTTGGCGCTCTAAATATTCGATCCACCACTCCGCCTTCAAATCCTTAGTCATACTGGCCTGAGGATTAACCTTAACATCTCCCCGTACCGTCAAGTCTGTGCCTTGATCACGCATAGCAACTTCAGTTGAAAGCGCTTGGATCTGTGCATCACTCCACGGCAAAGGCTCACCGGGTCGGCCATCTCCACCGCATTGAAGTACAAGCATTGGCTTGGTGTAAATCTTCATAATTTTAGCCATATCAACTTGAAAATCATCAATTAAGGCCTGAATGTGCAAGATAGATCGCAAAGAAGACGTTCCATAAGCGTTTTCAAACTGCCAGGACTTAACCCCGTTTAGTGTCCGGTAGATTTCTTCAGGGTCAAAAACAACGGGCGGGTATGAACTGAGCTGTGCGTAACCAAAAATGTTCTTGTAGCAATCCTGCCTCACGCGCATGTAGCATGGGTCAAGTGTTTTTAGCCATTCTACTCGGCTTGAATCCTCATCCATACACGGTTCTGTATAGCTGGTGCCAAAGACTAAGGCGTCGGTTTCTTCGCTGCGCATAGTTGCGAGCATATCATGTGACTCAATCCATTCTTCCAAGAAATCGCGGAAAGTTGCCGTGCCGCCCTCAAAGACAAAGCCGTTTGAAATCTCAAGATTTACTTTAACATCCACTGAAGCTTGGATACGAGGAACAAACGAGTACAAGGCCTTGTACTTTGGCAAATCCTCAACCGGCGTAACACCCCAAATGCGATCCCAAAGCGATGAGTAAGGACTGCTAACAAAGCCAATGCCAGCCGCCTTCAAACTATAATTATTTACATACTGCATTAAACTCCAGTCGCCACGCCAGGCAATCGGAACCTCCCGCTCACGCTGCTCAATTGCTACCTCGTTTGGCACATTACGCAGCGGGTTAGGAATTGACAGTGACAAATCTTTCCTAAGCGGCAATTGAAAGGTCTCCTACGGCTTTTTCTCTTCAGGTATCTTCTCTTCTTTGATGTCTGCAGTGATTTGCAGCTCATCTAAAACCACATCTTGCATCAAGTCTACACCGTTAATTTTCACGTGCAGCTTACCCATATTCACGTTTGCAACTTCAATCCCAAGAACCTTAACGATTTCGTCCTTGGCACTTGCCGACAACAAAGTTTTCTCCATCTAATCATCATCTCTCTCAACAGTTTTTTTCTTTATCACCGCAACACCAACGCCTGAAGGCATACCAGGTACCCCTAACAAATTTCTGGCTACAATCTCAACCGAATCCAAAGCATCATCATGTCTACCACGTGGAAACTGCACCCATTCTTGGAAGAATTCACTTTGCGTATACATCCAAGCGGGGTTAATCAGCATACGTTTAGCTTCAAAGTGGCTACTTAACGGAATTAACCGCTCTTCTTTACCTGCAACTGTAGCAGTTGGAACAATCGGCAGCCCCTGAAGATCAGGCAGATAGGAAATAACTTTTTGGAAAGCGTTTGATTCAACGTAAATTTTGCTGTAGTGATGTATTGCGTGAAGCTGTTTTAACGTCTGGATGGCTGCTGGAAAAGGCACAAGTTCAGCGTAGACGTCATAGAGGTAACCTTGGTTTAACTGGCGGTCATAACTTGTTGTGCTGACAGCGAATAGGTCGCCCTCCCCAAGCGCTGGGTCTACACCCGCATATTTTGGAAGATTAGATGAGGGCGTGAAGCTAACGTTAGTTTCATTCCATGAATGTAGCCATTCAGCTTTAAGCAAGTCACCCGCCATGCTTGTGGGGTCATTCTGATATTGCGAGTTAAAGTAAACTGTGCCTATGTCTTCTTTCTTTTTCATTAAGCGTTCATAAGACCAAACATCAGGCCAAAGAACCTTAGGCGCTTCTCCCTTCTCAACGTTCTCATAATTCTGGATTGCCTTGTAAACTCTGTAAGGCCAGCCTTTGCCGCCCTTCTCAGTGGGTGAAATTAACTCGTTATAGAGGTCAGCATAATGCCACCTAGTCCCGATCGCAATGCAGGCGCCGCTAGAAAAAAGTGTTGTTAGCAAGACTTTGAAGAACCATCTGCTGGCCTTCTCAATTTGGTTCTGTGTGTTAACGTTCTCTTCATCAATAATGTCGTCAGCTATGATGAGGTCAAAGCCGCCACCTGTTAATGACCCCATGATGCCGCAACCTCGCAGCGTTGGAAACTTGCTGATAGTCTTGCGGTTGACGTAGAACTCGCTGTCAGTCCATTTCTGAGGGTTTTTAGGCTTAAGATCCCCAAAGACGCTGATGTAGCGAGGGTCGTTTTCTATGCGGTTTCTTATAGCGGCTACTGTTGCTTCTGCTAAAGGGGCTGTTTTGCTAACGATTAAAATTCTAATTTCAGGGAACTTCCCAATCAGCCAGGAGGGGTAGTTTATGCCTACGCATTCACTTTTCGCATGTTTTCTGGGTGCTTCAAGATGAAAGCTTTTAATTGCCTTCGGATGGCAGGGCAAAGGGCTGAAATGCTCTGGGTCATTTATGGGTTGTAAGAGGCTATACCATTCATCTTGAAACCAGGCAGTATTTACGTAGCCAAGATAACGTGAGAAATACTGCAGATCACTACGAGCTAGTTGTTGTCTCTGCTCTTGTGAGAGCCTCTTCAGCTCGTAGGAGGGCTTTTCTGTCATCTTCAGACATCTTACTAACATCAATCATTAGTTTAGTCTCAGTCTTAGAATTAACCTGCATAACATTATTTTGATTCACAACAACCGCCGGCGATATTTGCTTAGGCAACAAACCTAAACTTTGCCCAACCTCAATCTCAGCTTTAATAGAGTCAATAAACTTGCCAATCGCGCCAACCCGAGCATTAGCAGACTTACATGTCTTCATCAAAAAAAGGGCTTCTTCCCGAGCCAACTGCAACTGATTAAGCAACGCCTTACCATCCTCATGAGCCTCTTGATTCGCCCAGATAAACGGCTCCCAATTCTCACGGTCTTCCAAATCATCAAGCAAAGCCTGTTCAGTGCACTCAAATTCAATAGCCATCTGCTTAAGAGCTGCAGGATTCAAGTGACCGCTATGATATGTTATCAGCATTGTTTTGCGTCTGTGAAAAAGCGGCAGGGTCATTCTCACCATTGGTTCCTTTGGCTGTTTACCCGCTGCGCAGACTTGTTGAGGCGTTTCTGAGGCTTTTTCTGGTAAGGATTCGTTTGGCTTAGCTAATCTTAGGGCTTCTTGCATCTTAACTATGCGTGTACCTTTAACTGCCTCTGGGAGAGTCGACATAAACTTTGCACTTCAATCTATCTGTTAGCTTTCATTTTCTCAGCATCAAAGACGTAGCGTTGCTTATCTGACGCTTCAATTAACTCGTTAATTGCTTTCGTAGATGACCTGATTTCAAGGTAAAACTTTCTGCCTTTCTCTGTTAACCGATACTCTCGACTATAGTTATTGCAGCCAGAAGACGTCAAACGTTTACCTTTAGGCGGTTTATTTTGGATCCTCACCTCAGCGAAACCCGACTTCACCAAAATATCCAAGATATTGCGCAAGATAAGGCAGTTAATATTAACCTTGTACATTATATGCGTAATCTTCAACGGCTGATTATAGAGCACTTCAAAAACCGCATAAATTAGCTCCGCCTGAGAACGCCTCAATTTTCATTCACACCCTCAATGCGCTTAATAGTCGCAATCCGAGTCTTCGCAGACTCCAAAATATCCTCGAACACAATATCTTGCAGAGCCAAAGGTAAATCAGCAATCCCGCATAGAACCTCAAGCCAAGCCTTTTCCTTTGTAAAATCCATACTTGCTCATCACCACGGAAATTTTGTACTAGCAGATTTTGAGAAAATAATACGTCAAGCCGACACTTAACGCAGAACTAATAAGTGAAATTAACACCGGCTTCACAAAGCGAATCCAGCTTGTATCCACTTCCTTGCACTTTTCCAAGTTCTCGAGACGCTTGTAAATATGTGGCAAATGATTAGTGACAATAGTGTCAAGTTGCTTGATGATGTAGTCCTGCTTGGTCTCAATTGTTGCGAGGCGTTCTTGAACAGTTGGCATTACTGCAGTGCACCTTCCCTCTGAGATCTCATGAAGTCTTCAATTGTTTCTTGCTCAGGTTTAACGTGAGGGTCTATCGCGCCTTCTCCGCGTGTATCCTCTAAAACTAAGCCAATAATATCAATGAAACCAAAAGGAAAAACCACTGAAGTAGGCGGATCCTCCGGAAAAGCCCTTCCAAGCTCAGCTAAAACTTCGCCATCAGTTACAGTGTTAATTGATTCTTTTTTCAAACGGTCAAACTTTGCAGTGTGCCGAATGAAGTTTTTAGCGACTCCGCTAGGAGATTTTCGATGCGGTATAATGGTACACTCCAAATCTATTTTTAGCCTTGGCTGAAGGCTAGACAGGGCGTTAGTCTGAAGGCCTCTAAACTTGCGAGAGATAGCAATAGCAACTCAGCAAGCACCTACTTATAAAATCTATGATTGCACAATTAAGTCAAGTTGCCCAAAATGTAATTTTCTGTCATTTTTCGCTTTCTATTTTCTTAATCACTTCTTTTACATCTTTCAAAGCAGATTCAAGTTCGGTAATTTTAGTCTTTAAAGGCTTCACCGTTTTTTTATTATACCAATATTGCCAAAGGATAAGTGCTATTACAACAACTGCTAACCCTGAAGAAATCGTGTAAATGCTTTGTCCAAATAGCAAAAAATGGAGTTCAATCAAATATGAAGCTAGCAAATTCCCAAAAACTCCTAACACAATCCCCAAAATGAAAAGTCTTCGTTCATTTAGTTTGTCTTGATAATAAGAGAGGTTTTGGTTTAACTCTATGTAACCTTTACTCAGTCCATAAATTGCTCCACGATTTGAATCTTTTTTCAATTTTTCTCTTTCTTCTTTTGTCAATTCAGCTTTCTATCCATAGCTCTATTTGCTGATTTAACGCTTAAGATTTTTGCTCTATCTTATACTTAGGGCAAAAACTTAAAACACAAACGAAAGAATAGAGCAGCAGTGAGCGTCATGAACCATGATGATGAAACAGCAAGAACAATTTTTAGTTTAGCTTTTATGAAGCTTAGAGAGCTGTCCATTAAAGATAATTTCGATAATGAGATTCTTGAAAGGAGACGCAGAGTTTTTGATGAAAGCAGGCCTGACTCATTTTTCTATGAAATCTTGGTCAGGGACATTTTTAATGCTGGAATGAAAGCTTCGGTGCTAACAAGCAAGTTACCTTCCATTAAAGAAGCATTCGCGAATTTTGACATAAGACAAGTTAGCAGCTACGACGACAGCAACCTCAGCACTATGCTCAAAAATCCAAGAATAATAAAAAATAAAAGAAAACTATATGATTGCATTCTAAACGCAAAAACAATGAAAGAACTGTCTGACGAATATGGCTCATTTGGAAAATACCTCAGCAAATACCTCATCAGACACAGTGATAATTTGCAAGATTTGGCTTTTGAACTGGCACATCGGTTTGGTTCAGTAGGATATACTTTGGCTCTAAACTACCTCAAAGATGTGGGCATGGATACGATCAAGCCGGATGTTCATGTTCTCAGAGTCTTCTATCGACTTGGTTTTTTGGACTCAGAAAAATCATCACTCCAAAACATTCAAAAAACCATCAGGGTGGCTGAGAGAATGAAAGGGTTTCCTTATGAGAAGCTAAGTGTCATTGACGCTGTTTTTTGGATGTATGGTGGTGCAGGAGATGGGCATGTCAAGAAAGCTATGTGTAACAAGAACAGTCCCTTTTGCGGCGAATGCCAGTTGACAGCCTATTGTAGCTACTTCAGGGCAAAGAACTAAAAGACACATCCTGAATCTGAAAGGTATATTTAGAAAGAAAAAGCTTTAGTATTTTAGAAGTTTTCAAGGTACATTAAGCGGGTGGCTATTACCGAGTACATTCTAAGGTTAGATGTGCGGATTCTTTTATCAAAATTTATTAAATTCTTAATTTTTTATGTCTAATTTTAGACATAATTTCAAAGTATAAGCTTTAATTCTCATAGCCTATAACACATTGGGATTGATATGTCAATAAGTAATGAAGAATGGAACGCTGGAAGAACCGCTGATACGATTGAAATGCGAGTTCTGAAGATTTTAACAGATTCTAAAACTCCTTTGAATGTTAGCAATATTGTATATGCGTTAGGATATAATACCGCTGTTAAAGACCTTGGGAGTTTCCTTAGTGGTGTTGCTGGGTATTGGGTAGTTCAAAGTGCTTTAGATACGTTGGTTAAAGAGAGGAAGATTGAAGCAAGAACAATTAAGCAACCTATTGGAGAGCAAGTTTACTATAAGGCTATTGCTGGAAAAGTCCTCTTTTAGGGTATGGGAATTAAATATCAATACTGATAATATGCTTACTTAACAGTCTCTGGTTGCGCAATAAACGTTTCAGAAGCGTCCAGCAATGATTTAACCATAAAAAGTAAATCATCATATTTCTTAACGAAGTCATGACCAGCAGGGGAAGTCTTATAAAACGTCGATTTACCGATTTCCTTCTTAGTCAATAAACCCGATTTAATTAATCCCTTAATTAATTCATAAAAAGGCAAGCTGCTAACGTTAGCTTTTCGTGCAATATGCGAAATAATTAAAGGCTTAGTACTGCAGCATTCCAGAATATCATAAATTATCCGAAGTTTATGTCGATTGCGGATCCTGCCCTTAGACATCTTATGCCTCGCTCGCTTTATGCTTCGGAATATATTGCAAGGACACGCTGAGGCGGCGCCTGCAGTTTGTCTTTGATATCTCCCGATTTATCCTTGTGTCTTCTCTTCCGTGGCTGCCATGACCAACACGCTTCACTCTCCAGTTACCCATGCTTCCGCGGATCAACTGAGGATTACTCGTCACCAGATAAAATGGCAGATTCAGCTGCGAAGTGTAGAGATCTGCGATGAAATTCAAAAGACGCTTGCCGACACCTATGCCTTGATAATCCGGCAAAACTACAAGCCTGCTGACACGGAAAAAGTTCACCTTCATACGGGTGTGAATCACAGCGATAAAAGCAATAGGCTTCTCTTGGTATAAGGCAACATAGCAGCGTATTCCAGCTGCACCGATGCTTCGGTTCAGATAGTGATACTGCCTAAAGACCTGCCATAGGGCAGAGTTGCATTTATGAACTGTGATGTTAATTGGCGGGTGGATTCTTTTTTTTTAACGAACTCCATCGTGTCAGTGTTGAAGACCCAGTCGGGCTCCAACCAATCAACCACGTCATAGTGGCAAGTTACAGCAATGAAGCTCTTATCTTTCTGGCGCCTAACCGCCTTACTAATTGCATACGCGCTAACTTTGGCAACTTCACGATCAACCACAGAGGTAAACTCATCAAAAACAATCAACTTCCGATCCAGACAAAGAGCACGCGCAATATCCACACACATCTTTTCACCTTGACTAAGACAACTGTATGCTTTAAGCCAGTCCGGAGGGCTAGCGAAACCAACACTGCAGAGCAGCCGCGTTATCTCACTTGTCTGCATGCCCTCGGGAAAATCATCCAAAATACACTTATGCGAATACTCAAAACCCACAATGTAAGCATCTGGAAAGAGCCCTTTGGCTATGCTGGACTTGCCTGAGCCGCTACGCCCCACAATTACTCCAATCTGCCAATCATCGCCCTCTATCTGTAAGGAGCCTTTGAAGCGCTTCTGCAACTTAACATCGTTCAACGTGAAGCTACCTACTACGCTTTGGGCGCGGAAACTGTCAGGTTCACTCCAACTGTTAACAAAATCAAAATCCAATCCTTGCATCTCCTAAAGATTTAGAACGCGAACGCGGTAACCTTCAGCCTTAAGTTTCTCAAAGAACCCTTGCTGTTGCGCTTCATCCTTGCACTCTATAACAAGTTCGTAGCTGTCAGGTATGAGATTTGAGCTTTCATGTTCTCCGCCCATGTCCTCCGGTATCTTCTCGCCTACAGCCGCCAGCAACGCTTTCAAATCGTCCTTCTTGCCAGCTTCTATGATTCGTATGTATTCTGCGCCGTCAAGCTCCTTGCTATGCTTGCCCTTAAGCTTGTTTAGAATCTGCCGAAGCATTCTTCGGTCAACATCAGAGACTGGTAGCCGCAACACCGGAGCAAAAAACTCATTGTGCGCCTTGCAAACCTGCGCTCGTTGCTCGCCATCAGCAAAAACGCCATCCTTATTCGTTATGACGGGGTAAGTCCAACCATACTTCTGAAGGCTACGCCAAATCTGCTCTTGCTGCCTAACCGTCATCTTGTTGGGATTCTCCTCATCAGACTTCAAGAGACGAATATCAGCAACCAGAGGCAAATAAGCTTCCGGAACCTGAATTGTTATCTTTTTCTCAGTCACAGCGGCATCAAATTTAGAGTTTAACTTTTTAAAGAAAAAGGCTGTTGTTACACCTTAACAACAATTGTTAAATATTAACAACCCAAAAAATAGCAAGAGAACTCAAAATGCGCAAACACCCCGTAAGCATAGCCCTCTCAAACCGCATACTCCAAAAAATAGACCAAGAGGCTACAAAGCAGAAAAGATCAAGAAGCGAGTATGTGGAATTATTCTTCGAAGATGTTTTTTTTACGCCTTCAAACTTGGAAAGACAAACAGGTTCTCCTTTAAGTCTATCAAAGAAAGCTTGTTTTTGAATAAACCGACGATCAGTACACTTAAAAAACTATCTGAAGCAGCTATGTTGCAAAAACTATTAAGCATTAGATGGTCAGAATACACTAGACAAGAATATGGCTTTAGGCGAGTCAGAAATAGTAGAAAAAGAACAACTTTTCATAAGCTATGCCTCTGAAGATTGGGTTTTTGCTGACTGGTTAGCTCTGAAACTGGCTTCGGAAGGCTACAAAGTCTGGTACGATCGCATAAAACTGTTAGGCGGCGAATCCTACCCTCGCGATATAACTGTGGCGATCAAGAACCAGACGTTCAGGGTACTTGCTCTATTATCTCGAAATTCGATTGATAAACCTAATCCAATCAAAGAAAGAACCTTGGCACTCAACATTGCCAAAGACAGAAAAATAGATTTTCTTATTCCCATTAACGTTGATGGACTCAAAGCAACTGAACTAGATTTCATGACATCGGACCTTACCTTCATTCCATTTGAAAAGAGCTGGTTTGAAGGCGTTTGCGCACTACTCAAAAAACTTCAACAAATTAACGCGCCAAGAAACCAAGCAAGAGGTCAACAGGTTGTCTCTGAATGGCTCTCAACAGAGGAACAGCCAAAGAAAAAAACGGAAACCGTCTGGTCTAACTTATTGCCAATTATTGAAATGCCTACAACAATGCGAAAATATAGCGTGGTTCCAGAGGTCGACGTAGAATCACGATTTCCCAACTGGCCTTTCTATCGGGAAAACGAAAAAAATGTCTGGGCATTCTCTCCTCCGGATGGGCCTTCTCAAGAGTGGCTCAAAGAGGTCAACCAAGTTGCCCTGGAGCATCTTAGCTATTACTCCGGCAATGCCGTAACAAATACCTTAACAGCCTTGATGCATCGAAGTATTGAAATCTTCATTTTAAACAAAGGCTTGAAAATAAACGATGGTTCTCTTTACTTTCCAAATAACAAAGTAGCAAAAAATAGATTAAATTTCATTAGATATGACGGAAAGAAATGCTACGTTAAAGCTGTTGGTGAAAGAAGATTTAAGCTAAGGCAACAGGAAAATTTCTTCGTTGAAGAATCAAGGT